CGTGTGGAGCCGGCGACGCTGATGCCGATGCCGATGGCGTTCCGTATGTACCTGCTGGACAACTGGCTACAGACGGGCGTGATCGACATGAAGGAGTACCGTCGTCGTCAGATGTTTGCTGTTGCGCGTGATATGGCAACGCCCGATGAGGATCAGGAGGCGAGAGCGAAGCGCGTGGCTGATGCCATTCGTATGCAAACGCCGGTGCCTGAGATGCGTTGGCAGGATAACGAGTCAATCCATCAGGACGTGTTGGAGCGCGAGTTGTTGTTGCAGGACGACGTTGATCCGGCAATCATCGCCTCCGCACAGGAGCGCTGGATGGCGTTGGCAGATCAAGCGCAGCAGAAGCAAGGAGGAGGGGCACCCCCGATGGGTGCTCCTACTGGTGCTGGCCCAGCAAGCGGCCCCGCCGCAGCCAGTGTTCCAAATCTTCCACCGGGACAGTTACCGCTCGCCGCTGGCAATCCGCCTATCGGGGTCACCAACCTACTCCAACAGAGTTTGGCTGGCATCCCAGAGGAGGAACAGGCCGCACGGCAAGCTGACATCTTATCCCGACAGCAATAGGATCGTTGCATGGACATCGGTGAAGCAATCTCCAGTGCGATTGAAAGCTCCCTCCCACCACAGCAAGAAGCCGTTGTGGCGGAGGAGGCCGAAGAGACACTGGCCCCAAACGCAGAAGGTGATGCGTCAGAAAATTCTGAGGAATCAGAAGAGAGCGATGCGCCACTCGATATGCCAGAAGGATACGTTGCCGTCCCGACGGTAACGGATGATCTGGCCACGGAGTTTACGCTCCGTGATGCGGACGGAGAAGTTGAAGTTCCTGATTTGATGGTCGAGTACAAGGCCAACGGCAAGGTTCGGAAGGACCGACTTGATCAGGTGGTCAAGCTCGCGCAGTGGGGCGTGTACAATCAGGAACGCGAGAAGAAGGTCCAGCAAATTGAGCAAGTTGCTCAACAGGTCTATCAGGAGCGAGAAGAACTCGCTGCTATGCTGTCGGAACGAGAAGCACAGATCGAAAAGCTATTGTTGGACGACGACTTCTTGCTTGCTGTACGCGATGCGTATGGTGAGGAGAACTCGCCGGAACGCAGGGCCACACGCGCAGAACAGCGGGTTGAAGACCTCCGGGTCGAACATCAGATGGCTGCGATTGTGGAAACAGGTCAGCGATTCTACGAAGAAGAAGTCAGTCCAGCCCTCGACATGATTGCCGAGGCACTGCCACTGGTTTCTGCTGAAGAGTTGGCCGAGAAGTTTGAGATGGCGATGTACGCGCACGCTGAACGCGCTCCCAATGGGGAACCGTATGTTCCAGCGTCACGCTACGATGCAATTCGTAAGTACATCGTTGATGATCTGGCAATCTGGGCGCAGGTTCAGCAATCTCGCCGTTCGGAACCAACCACCTCCGCTCCACAGCAGGAGACGCAGAAGGCGTTGGCAGAACGAGATAAGGCTCGCGTTGAAGCGCAGAAGGCCAAGCGTGTTGTTGGACAGAAGACACTCCCCGTTGGCAGTGCTGGCAAGCCGTCTGGCAAGCCGAAAGCCTTCGCGGGTAACACCGTCGATGATGCTGTGGCCAGTGCGTTGAACACGGCATTGTCATCATTTCGCTGAAAACATCCTAGAGGTGAACCGTGGCTAACCCCACTCTTATTACCGATGCAGAACTGACTGGTCTGCTGAAGAACGTGTACTCGCAGTTCCGTGAGAAGGTGCAGAACCTTGTCACTCCGCTTCTCGCGCAGCTTGAAAAGGGTCGCTCTGGCGGTCCGCGCAATATGCGTTGGGGCGGTAACAACGTGTTCTTCGACGTCGTGACTGGCCGCCCGGCTGGCGCTACGTTCTCTGCCGCTGGCTACTTCCCGCCCGACACGACGGCGCAGGAAGTTCAGGCGAACGTTGGCATCGTTCGCGCTTACACCACCCGTCAGGTTGACGGTCTGGCGTTTGTCGGTACGCAGTCGAAGGATGCGGCCTTCACGACCATCGCCACCAAGACGATGGAAGAAATCAAGGACGCCTCCATGCTGCTCATGCAGCAGGCCCTGCACAACAAGCAGGACGGTATCGTCGCGCTGATCGGCACGGCTTCGACCACGACCTCCATCATCGTCTCGTCGCCCTACGGCGTGGCGAATGCTGGTCAGGGTTCGCTGCTCCTCTCGGTTGGCGACTATATCGCGGTGCTGGATACGTCGTCGTCGGACGCGGTGCTTGGCCGCGCTCAGATCACGGCCATCAGCAACAGCGGTGACAACGCCACGCTGACGCTTGGCACGGCCATCTCGGGCATGGCGGCGACGGACAAGATCGTGAAGGCGACGGCGAGCGACACCTCGTTCAACGGCGCGATGAACGGTCTGATCAACATCACCAACCGTGGCAACGGCTACGCTTCGCTGCACAACATCAGCAACGCGACCTATTCGATCTGGGACGCGACGCGCATGGTGGCCGGCACGGACACGCCGGATGCGACGCAGCCGACCGAATCGGACATCTGGGACATGATCCAGAAGATCGCTGGCCGCTCCGGTAAGGATGCCAACGTGAAGCCCAAGGACTTCCTGCTCATGACCACTCCGGGTCTGGCCAAGAAGCTCATGGAGTCGATGGTGTCGCAGCGTCGCTTCACCGCTGGCGAGTTCAGCACGACGATCAAGGGCGGCTACAAGGCGCTTGAAGTCTGCGGTATCCCGTGCGTGACGGACTACTACGTACCGGCTGGCACCATCTATCTCCTCCACATCCCGTCGCTGGCGTGGGTGGATGCGAAGGATTGGGGCTTTGTCGAGTTCGAGGGCGCTGGTCCGTGGCGCTGGCTGTCGGGTCGCGATGCGTTTGAGACGACCTACGGCTGGTACGGCAACCTTGCTTGCCTTGCGCGTAACGCGCACGGCAGCATCACGGGTTACACCGACACGGCTCGCTACAGCCACATCTAAAGTCACGGTGGGGGGTGGCAGCAATTCGGCTGCTGCCCCCCATTGGGATCAACTTGGAGACTTCAGATGCCGTATAACTTTTTTGCTCCAAAGCCGGGACGGCTTGGGGTTCTCCCGAACATCGTGTCAAGCGACATGAACCCCACTGGTGGCACGTTGGCTGCTGGGACGGAGAATCACAACGTCTGCGCTTCCCCGGCGAAGTCGTACATCAACCGTGCGTCCGTCTGTGCGGCTGTCTACCCCACAGCAGGGACGTCGTGCGTGGCAACTCTGTTCAAGATGACGGGCGCGACTGCCGTGGCCTTGACCAGTGGGCTTTCCATCAACGCTGGCACGGCTGACACGCCGCTCCAGTTCACCTTCCTGACCACGACCACGGATGCCAACCGCACCCTGAATCAGGGTGACAGCCTCCGTGTGGCGCTGGTGACGGTCGGGTCGGTGACGGTCCAGCCTGACGACCTTGCCGTGTACGTCGAACTGCTGGTAACTGAGTAACATGGCCAAGCCCGTGATTCTTGTGAATCCTGCGGGCATCCCCGAGCCGTCGCCTGAGATTCAGCGGCGGCTTCGGGAGGTGCATGGTGGACTAAAGTTGCGCTTGATTGACACGGGTGTGCCTACGTGGTCCGTGTGCATGGAGTGGCAACATGACGACCGCCGCTGGGAGTGGGTGCAGAACGAGAGCTATGACCCGAAGATGGCATACGACATCATCGGCTATCTCCCGCTAGATTGTTCTGTAGAAGAAGCTCCGTCGTACCTGTCAAAGATGGTTCGCGCTTTCCCGCGTGAAGACATCCAGCGTTTGTCAGACTCGGTGAGCAACTACAACATTGGCGTCGTAAACAGCGCCGTTGAAGAGGCCATTGGAGATATGCTTGACAGCGCAGACCCGTCTACGATCCGTCGTGGCCGGGGTCGTCCTCGTAAAGTTTCTTAGGATATTCTTATGCCCACCGTGACCCGAGCGCAGTTGGTTGAACAGACCCGCGAGTACATGGATGCGGTTGGGTCTACGCGCTGGACAGACAGCTTTATCCAGACAATTCTTGCGCAGGTCTATGATGAGGAGTGGTCAAACATCCTCAACGCCGCGCCGTACTACACGTTTCAGCAGCTTCAGCTTACAACGGATGCCAACGGGCAGATTCCGTATAGCAGCCTGAACACGGGCAGCGGCGATAGCCAGCGCAACTTCTACCGCGTGTTGTCAGTCAGCGACGGCAACGTCCTGTACGACGAGACGCAGTTTCAGTACGTCCCGCTGGCCACGACGACGAACTATCTGCCCACGTACCCGCGCCTGTACTATCTGGTTGGGACGAACGTGCAGATTCTTCCCGTGGCCGTCGGCACGTCGTTGTACATCTCCGTGAACTACAAGCCCACGGCGTTGAACGACCTGTCGTCCGACAACATCCCGATTGATTTCCCTGACAACAATCAGGGCATCATCACGGCCAGCGCGGCTGCCAAGCTGCTGCTCAAAGGTGGCGCAGAAGTTGGCGCGGCCAACAACTTCCGCAAGTTGGCAGACGAAGAGCGTCAGTCGATGCTGGACGATCTGCGTCGTCGCACGATTAACCCGACGCGCATGGCCTACCCCGACCAGAAGTATGACTGGAGCGGCGGCTAATGGCGGCAGGGGATCGCGTCCTTGATATGCAGCCACGCTTCGACGGCGGACTAAACAGCGTCTCCGACGAAGCGGCCCTGCAAGACAACCAAGTTCGCACGTCAGCGAACGCTCGTTTGACAGACTACGGCGCTATCAGCAAGCGCGGTGGTACTCGGCGCACTGCTGCGGCACTCGCAGCGCAGCCGGTGACGGGCGGCTATACGTGGACGAAGGACGACGGCACCGTGTCGGTGTTGGCCGTGTGCAATGGCAAGTTATTTACCTCGGCGTTCAATCCGACCACATGGACGTGGACGGAGCAAACGGGGACGCTTGCGTCGAACACCACCTCGTACTTTGCCAACTTCCGTGATGGTGCTGGCAACGATGTGGTCTACATCGCAGACGGTGGGCCGCTGAATAAGTGGAACGGCACGACGCTATCCACGAATCTGGCTGGCACCCCGGACGCTGCGGCCATTGCCGTGTACAACGAACGGCTCTGGTCGTGCGGTGACCCGGACTTCCCAGACAGCATCTTCTATTCCGACCTCAACAACGGTGACACGTTGGGGGTTGGCGCGTCAGACGGTGGGCAGATCGTAATTCGCACGTTTGGCAACGAAGCCGTCGTTGGATTGGCAGCGATCAACACGTCGCTGCTGATCTTCCACAAGCGTGGTATCTCGCGTTTGACTGGCTACGGGCAAGACGATCTAACGGTTGCTCCGCAAGCCGTCACGTCAGACGTTGGCACGATTGCCAAGAACAGCATCGTGGCCAGTCAAAACGTGGCGTACTTCATCTCGGAGCGCGGACTGTATCGCTGCAACGAGGCGGAAGTCGCCGCGATTGGTACGCCGCAGCAGCCCGATCCGATTCTCCCGATTATCCGGCAGTTGTCGTCTACGGACTTTGACAAGATCAACTGCCTGATCAATCGCGCCACGAAGGAGTTGTGGATCACGATCCCCAACTTCGGCTGCTACCAGTACCACACCGTCCTCAACGCATGGTCGGGTCCATGGGACACGGGCTATACCTCACCTGACACCACGTATCTCTTTGAGGGGCTGAACTCCTCAGGGCTCCCGATTGCACTTCGCGGAGATGCGTCTGGGTACGTCAGTGTGTGCGATGCCCCCGGTGTGTTCTTGGACAACGTGGCGTCCGACGGCACAGGCGGAACGCGGTACGCGATGAGCGTCCAGTTGCACCGCCTGTACTGCGGCGACGATGCGCTGGCCAAGTCGTTGCGCTGGGGCTATCTCACGGCGCAACTCAACGGCTCGGACCAGACCCGTGTGCAGTGGAATACCGGCGATGCGTTTGGCTCCTACAGTTTGCCGCCAACCTACAGTTCAACGTGGGGTGCCACTGGGACTACGTGGGGGACAGGGACGTGGGGTGGCGCTGGTAGTGTGAATTACCGCATCCCGATGGGCGGCACCGGATACTACATAGACATCACGATCATCGACTCTGGCAGTTCACAGCCAGTGTTTAGTCGCTTCCAACTAGAAGCGTTCGCGCTCGGACGGAGATAACGATGGCTCAAACAGTCGCGCAGCACAGTGTCGCCTCGTTCACCTCTCCGGTGAACGGGACTAGTCCTATCGACGCCAATCAGGTGCGAGGGAATGACAACACCCTTCGCAGTGGCTACAACGACCATGACGCCGATCCGGGGATTCACCTCCAGTCGTCAGCCGTTGCTTCACGTCCTGCGGCTGGTGACCTTGGCCGGAAGTGGCTGAC